AACTTACAGCCACATTTATAAACTATCAACCGTTCAGATGTCTAACGACAAAGGAACATGGTTTGGTTGGGATGTATCAAAGGTTGGGCCAGTTAAAGATAAAAGTATCTATGATATGGCAAAATCTTTTGCAGATTCTGTAGGTAAGGGTGAGATAGAAGCAAAACCTGAAACTCAAGAACAAACTAAAAAATCTTTAAATTTATAAGATCCTAGGTAGTGGGCGTCGAAGCTAGCGTGGAAACGCCCACGTTTTATTTATGAATGAAAAGATAATCAAAGCACCGATTACGTATGAAGATTGGATAGATCTGGGACGGGTAATCATACCCTGCGATACAAAGCAGGCTGTGGTTGAGAAATGGTCCGACCCTGATTTTAAGATTACGAAAGAAGAATGGAGAATAGAACACGCAACAAAACAGATAGGACTTAGATTAGATCAATACATAGATTTCGATATCGATAATCCTGTTGTTAAAAGATTTACAAGCGACCACATAAAATCATGTGGTGCAATATTTGGTAGAAGAAATAATCCATCAAGTCATTATCTTTGGTCTGGCACATCAGATTATAAGAAATTTGCATTACCAAAAGAATTAGAAAATTATTATAAAGATTATGGTCATGGTGCAACTCTGTGTGAGATAAGACATGGCGCAAACAAATATACATTAGTTCCAGAAACAAAGTATCACACAACAAACGAAGTAGTTAAGTGGGTAAAGTATGATGGCATAGATGAATATCCAGGTAATTTAAAAGTTGATCTTGGTAAAATAGCTTTAGCTGCAGCCCTCTGTATTACATACGCAGGTTCTGGACAAAGAGATGATTACTGCACAGCCATAGCAGGTGTATTGTTAAAACACACAGAGTGGAATGTGGATGACATAGATGATTTTGTTTACAAGATCGCAATAGCAGCCAAAGACGAAGAGGCAGAGAAGAGAAAAAGAAAAGGCACAACACACAAGAAAGCAAATAGAAAATTTGGTATGCCAAAACTTGCAGAGATTATTGGGTGCTCTACAAAAACAATTGCAACATTATTTAGTTGGATTGGTGTACAAGAGGCTACAAGCGAAGAGGCAAAACAATCTATTGGGCAGATAATAGAATATGGAAGTGATAGATATTTTGTCAAAATTAATGCTGTGGTGCAGGGTGAGGCCGTTGAAAAAACAATTACAGTAGACGGTCCTACACTTAGAAATAAAAAATTATTTTATGATGCTGTAATTAGTAAAGCATCTGTGTGGATACCAGAGATGAAAGCTTCAGACTTTGAAGAGATCATGCGTAGAAAATATGAGGCAAGAGAAAAATCAAATAATTATGTGGAGGAGGCAGAGGAAGATTTAAGATTTATAAAACATTTTAAAAATTATATTACAGAAGAAAAAGCATATACTAATAAAAAAGAGTTAGCATACTTTGGTCTACCATATTACAATATAAATAAAAATATATTAGAATTTAATCTCGATAAGTTTGAAGATTATCTACAAAAACAAAAGATAAATCTGCCAAGAGTTGACCTGGTAATTAAATGTCAAAACATATTAAAAGCAAAAAAGAATCACGGTAAGTATGGTGAAAAATCTTGTGTGTCTTGGCGTATGACTGGACAAAAACTTGATAAGGAAGATCTAATAGTAGAAGGTGAATACAAGGAGGTGACTGATGAAACAACCTAAATTTATATCGGGACCACCAGGTACAGGTAAAACTTCTATGTTCATTACACAAAAATATACAGAGTTATTAAAAAAATATTCTTACAACAGAATAATAATACTATCACATACAAACGTTGCAGCTGATGAGATAAGAGATGAGATACTTAAATTACCAGAGATGGAGGGCATTACAAAGAAAGCTATGAAGTACAAGATCTGCACGATACACGCATATTGTAAAAGCAGATTGGTAGGACGTAAAGAAGTATTTAGTTATGAAGACCACAAGAATCTATCAATGATCGATTCTCTATTTAATTTACAAAGAATAAATGAATCAGAATTTAATGCAGACAAACATAAATTTTACAGATACCTGGCTGATGCATATGGCAGAGGTAGTACGTTAAAAGAGCATTGGAAGATATGTGATAAAAATGCATACAAACCATATAATTTAAATTCTATAGAACAAATGGAATTTCCATACACACAATATAAACATGACAATCACGTCTGTGATTATGCGGATATGATACAGGAGTTTATTGATAAAGCTATTGAGCCAGACATAGATGCTTTGATAGTTGATGAGGCACAAGATAGTAACGTGCCACAGAGAGAAGCTCTCGACAAGATGGCAACGAAGGCAAAAGAATATTATTTTGTTGGTGATGCCGATCAGACCATCTTTGAGTTTGCAGGATCAGATGCAGATTATTATCACAAGCTATCAAGAGATGCAGAACAATTGGATCAGGGACATAGATGTGGCAAGACAATAAATACTCTTTGTAAAAGAATTATAAGACCGATATGGGAGCACTATGGGTACGAGAGAACCTGGAAACCAACAGATGTGATAGGCAGTCACCATCACCTGCCTGGTTTGAATAAACGATGTAGTGCTATGGAAGCCTTGTTAGATAAAATAAGAAATACGAATGAAACTTTTTTATTTACTTATCGAGGTACGCCGTCAGATTCATGGGTCAAAAAATTTTTTAAGCAACACGGTATAGAGTTTGCACATGTAGGGAACACGGCTCACGTACCAAAAAAAGAAATAAGATGTCATAAGTTA